AGTTTTGGTACAGCACCTGACTCACCGTAAATTCTATCTATTTCTTCATGGCTGGTTCCTAGTTTAGGCGTCTTAGAAAACACCCCCTTTGTGCCTACAAAGAACTTACCACTTTCTGGATCAATGCCTGCAACAATAGCAGGAGCACCATCCCATTTTACACTAACTTTAAATTTTTTATTAGCACGACCCTTGAGCATATCTGCAAACAACATCATTTGATTCAATGCATATTCTGCACCTTCTTTACCACGGTTGAGTGCTTCTTCCTCAACATGTTCCATGTGTGTGTTTTTGCCTTCGGCCTCTTGTAATAATTCTTTAAAGAGCATCTGTATCTTTACCTTTTTTGTAATTTGATATTCCGCGTTGGAATTTTTTAGGATCACCAGTGCGGATAGAATTAATAAACCTTTTCTCAAGATCGGTTGCAGTGTTCTCGTTAAAGTTTGTTTTAATCATGTTTAATACGTTTATTGCTGATTCTATAACATGTACAGCCCTGCTGTCAACCACATTTTCAACCGGTGGTTTTGACGCCATGTCATTGAGTTCTTGCAAAATACTTTTAGTTTGTCTTTTCATATCGCACCTCTCTCTTGTATTTAGTGGTTGATGTACTAAATATTCATACTAATGAGTTAATGAGTAGTAGGAGGGCTTCATGGGAACTTTTAATAATAAAATTATGGCAGAGTTTAATCCGCCACGTAAATGGGTATTAGGTCGCGAATTATCGTATGATTGCCCTGAACTAACACAAGAAGAAATATTAGCACTAAAAAATATTGGTGTTGTTATGGATAAAACTAAAATTACAGTACCTGTAGGATTTGTTACTGATTTAGCATCAGTACCAAGAGCAATGTGGTGGCTGATAGCACCGTTTGATGTAGCACGAAGTGCTATTATACACGATTTACTGTATAAAACTATTAGACAATACCGACACAATATGAAAGACAAACAAGATGATGCACTTGTAAAGGCGGCTAAGAAAGCCTCTGATATGGTATTTTATCATGGGATGAACGATGCTGAACCATCAGTACCTAAGTGGAAAAAGTATTCTGCTTGGAAGGCTGTTGACTTGTTTGGCAACGGATCTATAGTACCTACAAAAGATAACATTTAAAGATTAAAGAAAAGAATAGGGTGCTCGTTGTGGCACCCTATTTTTATGAGTTATAGTCCGTTTGGTACTATAACATAGTGTATCATTAACACCACTCCTACTGATGCACCTAAGCCAATCATCATCTTGAAGAAGTCTTTGGTCACCAACGGAAATACTGTCTTGAACTTTTCCTTGCCTGTCATAGTTGCCATAGCAAGTTCACGTCCACATAGTAGTCCTACAAACACCCATGTTGTTGACATAGGTATATCGTTTAGTTCTTTAAAGAAGAATAAGATTAACCAGTACACACCATCAATGATCGTTGCTGAACGCACATATCTTGTGTTGTGTTTTTCTAGTACAATCTTTTGGATCTTACCACCACCCTCTTTAAACATAAATGCAAGTCCTACAACAAACACAAGGCTCACTAGGATCATTAGGTCCCATGGAACTTGTCTTGGAAGGAACACGGCAATGTTTGCCATGTCATGGCTTAGCCAAGTAAACCACAGGAAGCCTGTTGTTACCCATTGTGCTATTCGCCACGCTTTCTTATGTTCTTCTTTGACAGGCTTTGCTTCGTTTAGTAGTTTAGTAACTCCTATCCAAATAATGTATGCCGCGACTGCCGCGACAGCATAGCCCATCATGCTTTTCATAAGCATCTTCTCTAGTACAAAGGTACTTGCGAAGGCACTTAATACTAAAAAAGAAGTACTAACTGGTACTCCTATTCGTGTAAGTATTAATAATAGTCCTGGTGCCATTGCGTGATACCATTGTATCTCTTGGAACGGTATTTTGTTTAGTCGTCCATAACTAATATCTCCACCGTTGGTATACCAACCATACCAAAGTGTATACAGTAGAACAGCCGAAGCCGCTCCCCACATCACTTTCCAATTAAATTTTTCGTTATTACTTGCGATCCATGTACCTAGTGTTTGTACGGAATCATTTGCGATAACTGCGTAACCTGCGAACAGGAAACCTACAGCCATCCATAGGGTGAGTGCGTCCATTCTTATTTCTCCTCTGCTTGCCGCTTTTACCACGGCGCTCACATATTAAGACAGGGCTCGACGTTGCCCTGCTGGTAACATCATTGTTACGTTTTATTTATAGCATCAATTTAGATTAATGTCAAGAATGAAGATTAAAGTTTTGTTACAAAAAAATAGCACCCGAAGGTGCTATTTCTATTTTATTGATTCTTTCCAGTTGCAGTTTCTTTTTCTGTGTCCGTTCCAAGCCATAAAGCCTCCTAGTCTTAATGAATAGTAAGCCAAGTAGTTCATAACGTAGAAACCGTTTACATTAATGTTAATATCTCTAAAGATTTCGTCTGCTCTTTTTTGTGATATTACACCAAGTGTATCTTTCTTGTTCTTGTGTAAAAGTGTTTCATACTTATAAGCATAGTCGTGTACGAGTCCGCCCATAAGTAAAACGCCGACAGGAGAAAAGAACGTATGCAAGAACTTAGGAATACTTGCTCCGTCAAATGTAAATCCTGCAGGAATAACATAGTCTTTGTCATTTAGATTGTAGTGAAAATCTTCTGCAAGTTGCCAATGTCTAACACCTAATAGCCACATGATGATACCTTTGAAAAAACCCTTGTCCTTAGTCTTAATTGGTAATGGTTTTAACACAGGCATGTCAGTGTGTTTATAAGTATGACAAGGCGCTTTTCTCTTATCGAATCTGTTAATGATGAAACCTATGATGACAACTATTATTAAAATAGTCCACATCCAAAACTTCATCGCGAGTGTTAGTAATAGATCCATTGGTTCGCTCCCGTTGTGTATACTATCGTATTTAGTATTATAACGGAGTTTTATCTATCCAAGGAGTAAATTCTTTGCCTATAACAACTATGCAACCTGCATTTTCGTCTAGCATAAGAACTACTGAAAAACTGCCAGTTTTTGGGTTGACATACATTCTTAGTTCGTTTTCGAAACTGCCGGCTTGGCCAGGAATCAATATCATTCCTTTGCCTTTTAACAAAGGAAGCTCATCATACTGTGATATTACAGAATTAAGATTCTCGATGTCTGTGCAATTGATAAATGAAGGTAATAGTCGCCATAGTACTTCCGGCTGAGTTGGTTCTGTTGCAGGTGGGTTTGTATTAGCGTGACTTAACATGCCGCCGTTAACATTAGTTACGAAAACGAACAGCAAGGCAAATAGTAATGTTTTCATGTTTTTTTCCCTTCATTAGTATTTAGTGTATAAATACTTTTAATATAACTTTTAAGGAACAGGTATGGCTTACTCGGATAAGGTACTTGATCACTACGAAAACCCCCGCAATGTTGGAAGTTTAGATGCTAAGGCAGTTAATGTTGGTACAGGCATGGTTGGAGCACCTGCATGTGGCGATGTTATGAAACTTCAAATTGAAGTAGAGGATGATGTTATAACAGATGCCAAATTTAAAACATATGGCTGTGGCAGCGCAATAGCAAGTTCAAGTTTAGTAACACAGATGGTCAAAGGTATGACACTAGATCAAGCCTCTGATGTTAAGAACATGGACATTGTAGAAGAACTTGCTCTACCACCTGTGAAGATACATTGTAGTGTTCTTGCAGAAGATGCAATTAAATCAGCAATAGCAAATTATAAATCTAAACACAAAGAATAGACTGTTATTTCTTTTCCATTAACTTAACTGCTTTGTCGTAATCTTTTTGAGCAACAAGTCCTTCGCGCAATAACTTCTCGCGGTTAGCCATATGTTTCATTTGTACTTCGTCTTTTGATCCGCCAAAGTATGCTACAGCATGTCCTTCTTCAACAAGTATTTCAGTGGCTCGTTTATCTTCAATAAGGAAGTCTCCAAGGACTCTTCCAAATTTTCCTCTGCTATCTTCTCCGCTTCTGTCAATTTCTGTTTTGAGAATTGAGATAGATC